AAATGCACCATGTAAGCAGTCCAACTTTTTCCAAAGTTATCGACACAAATTACTGTAGATATAAGATCGGACTATCTGGAACGATTGAAAGAAAAGACGGGAAGCACGTAGTCTTTCGTGATTACTTTGGAAGCAAAGTCTTCAAACCCCCGAAAGAAAACTTTATGACGCCTATCGTAGATATTGTAAAATCAGAAATTCGCTTTATGGATGGAGCAAGAACGCCTTGGGCAAATCGTGTAACTGCCCTTGCAAATAATGAAGAATACCGACATACCGTAGCAATGCTTGCAGCATTTTACGCAGCAAAAGGCCACAAAGTCCTCGTAGTGTCCGATCGAGTGCATTTTTTACGAACGTGCGCCGAACTGGTTGGAGAAAAAGCAATTTGTGTTACGGGCGAGGTTCCGCATGAGCAAAGAGAAACGCTCATCAATGAGATTAACTATGGAAATAAAGAAATTCTATTTGGGACTCAAGCAATATTTAGTGAGGGTATTTCAGTTAATTCCCTCTCTGTCCTTATACTCGGTACCCCTATCAACAACGAACCCCTCCTCACCCAGCTCGTTGGAAGAGTCATTCGAGAACAAGAAGGAAAACAAACCCCAGTAATTGTAGACATACATTTGAAAGGAAATACTGCTCGAAAGCAGGCATCCAATAGAATGGGATACTATATGAAACAGGGTTGGAAAATTTCACAAATATAGGATAGAAAAATAGTTCTTGACATGAATGTAATTTTTTAGTATAATATATGCTTCTATACGACTGGAAAAAGATATTTATAATTGCAGCAGGCCAACCATCAAGTATTTTTACAATATTTGAGATGTTAGTCAAGGATTCTATACCCCAAAATAAGTACGATCCGATTTATAGATACTATCAATTGGATTTTAAAGGAGACTCCTTTCTGGTACACCCAGATGTTCTTTTATATAATTCTTTTAGACATTCACGCCGAGATATTTCAATATACTTAGCTTTAGCAAGTATGAGGTCTCTCGGGGAATACTTCGCCTCTGGCGATACAACACTAGGTCTTTTGGAACTTCCAATAGATCCCTTTGAACACTTAGACAACACAGAAGATAGGCTACTTTATATCGAAGATGATAAGTTACATTTTCTTTATGAAGAAGTCCCACAGGAGAAAACTCAATGGCATTAACTTTTAACAAATCAAAGGGCGCTGCTCAAAAATCAAACATCACCACTTATAGCTATCAAGACGGTGATAACTCAATTCGTCTCGTAGGCGATATTCTTGCTCGATACGTGTATTGGGTTACTGGTGAAAATGACAAGAACATTCCTTTGGAGTGTCTTTCTTTTGACCGTAATGAAGAGCGGTTTAACAACAAAGAGAAAGATTGGGTTCGTGAATACTACCCCGATCTGAAGTGTGGCTGGAGCTATGTAATGCAGTGCATTCACAATGGCGAAGTCAAGATCGTAAATCTCAAGAAGAAGTTGTGGGAGCAAATTCTCACTGCTGCAGAAGATTTGGGCGATCCCACTGACCCCGAAACTGGCTGGGACGTTAAGTTCAAGCGAGTTAAAACTGGTCCTCTGCCCTATAATGTTGAGTATCAGCTTCAAGTACTGAAGTGTAAGCCTCGTGCTTTGGATGATGACGAACTAGCCCTCGTAGAAGGCTTGAAGTCTATGGATGATGTTATGCCTCGTCCTACTCCAGATGCTCAAAAAGAGTTGCTTGATCGTGTTCGAGAAGTCGACACGAATGAAATCGACGAAGAAGCTCTTGACCAGGAGTTCGCCATTTCATGATTCTATTTACGGCAGATTGGCACTTAAAACTGGGACAGAAGAATGTTCCAGTTTCTTGGGCAATGAATCGCTACAAGTTGTTCTTCGAGCAGATTCACTCTCTCGAACAACAGTGCAATATGCACATAATTGGTGGTGATTTATTTGATCGTCTGCCGAACATGGAAGAGTTGGAACTTTACTTCTCGTTTATTCGGGAAGTAAAGATTCCGACTATTATCTATGACGGTAATCACGAAGCAACTAAAAAGAACAAAACATTTTTTACACAATTAAAGCAAGTTACTAGAGATATTAATCCTTTAGTACAAGTTGTAGATATTTCATATATTGATCCAGACATGAAGTTTGGTATACTTCCATATGCGGATCTTCATAGAAAAGATAGTATTGAAAAGTTTGATACAAACTATCCGCTATTTACTCATGTTCGTGGTGAAATTCCTCCCCATGTCAAGCCAGAGGTGGACTTAGACAGGTTTGAAGATTTTCCAGTCGTTTTTTCCGGCGACTTACACGCACATAGTAACACTCAGCGAAACATTGTATATCCTGGCAGTCCTATGACTACCTCTTTTCATCGAACAGAAGTAAGTACTGGTTATATTCTTATAAATCCTTCTGATTGGAGTTGGATGTGGGACGCTTTTGATCTTCCACAATTAATAAGAAAAACAGTATCTTCTCCAGATGAAATGGAGCCTACTGAGTATCATCACACCATCTATGAGTTGGAAGGCGATATTCAAGACTTGGCAAATGTAAAGAATAGTGAGTTGTTGGATAAGAAAGTAGTAAAAAGAAGCAGCGAAGCAGCTTTAGTAATAAGTAAAGAAATGAGCATCCAAGAAGAGTTAGTAGAATATCTAGCGTATATCTTGGAATTAGAAGATGAAAAAATTCAGAATATAGTAGGCACTTTTAATGATTACGCTCAAAAAACTTCGGTGGGATAACTGCTTTAGCTATGGGCCAGGTAATGAACTGGACTTAGAAGAAAATACAGTAACTCAAATAATTGGCACTAACGGTATGGGCAAGTCGTCCATACCGTTAATTATTGAGGAAGCCCTTTTTAACAAAAATTCAAAGGGTATTAAAAAAGCAGATATACCCAATAGGTATGTAAATAAAGGCTACAATATAAATCTTGAGTTTACGAAAGACGATGATGAATATGTAGTTTCGATTGATAGAAAAACAAATATTAAAGTTGCATTTCTAAAGAATGGCGAAGATGTTTCTAGCCATACGGCAACAAACACATTTAAAACTATTCAAGAAGTTATTGGTACAGACTTCAAAACATTTTCTCAGTTAGTGTATCAGAATACAAATGCGAGCCTTCAGTTTTTAACTGCTACAGATACTACTCGTAAAAAGTTTCTGATAGACCTTCTGCACCTTGAAGAATATGTAGAACTTTTTGAATTATTTAAGAATGTATCAAAAGACCTATCACTTGAGGTTTCAGGAATACGTTCAAAAATTGCAACAGTAGAAAAGTGGTTATCTGATAACAAATTGAGTGATACCAATATACTGCCCATGCTAGAATTTCAAAATGACACGGAAGAACTTGAGAATCAATTCCGTTCATTAACGAAAGAAATTGAAAATATTTCGGAAAAAAATAAAAAAATCTCAAAAAATAATCAGTATATTGACCTATTAAAGCAGATTAATATTCAAGAAATACAAAATATTGAAGTATCTGCAAAAGAATCTTATGATTCACTACAATCCGAATTGGGAAGTCTCAACGGGGTCGTAGCGGGGTCACGAAAAATGATGAAAAAACTAGAAGATTTAAAAGACAAGTGCCCTACCTGTGAGCAATCTGTTCATGAATCTTTTAAACAAAGTTTAATCACGGAGGAAGGTACAAGAATTTCTTTCGCTGAGGAGAAAATGCGTGAAATTACAGGAAGAATTCAAAAAATTAAACGAAACAATGAGCTTTTCGACCATAAAAGCAAAATGCAGCGAGAGTGGGAAGACCTTTATCGAAGCATTGATCGAGATCTCCCAGTGGCCATCTTGGATAAGGGAGAGCTTGAAGAGCGCCTATCAAGAGTACGAGCTGACTTGGTTTCGGTGCAAAAGTCTGTGGCGGAGACAGCGGCGGAAAACGAAAGAAGAACAAAGCAAAACACCCGCATCCAAGTAATTCAGGAGCAGACAGACAGTTTTATTGAGCAGTTAGAAGAAGCACAAGAATCTTTAGGGAAAGTAGAAAGTGTATATTCTAACTTAGAAGTATTGAAAAAAGCATTTAGCACAAATGGCTTAATTGCTTACAAGATTGAAAATCTAGTAAAAGAACTAGAAGAGTTAGTAAATACTTATCTGGGGGAACTTTCGGACGGGCGTTTCACTCTTGAATTTGTTGTAAGCAATGATAAGCTAAACGTGCAAATAACAGACAATGGAAACATTGTTGATATTCTTGCTCTTTCTTCTGGAGAGTTAGCGAGAGTAAACACAGCTACTCTTATAGCGATTCGTAAACTAATGAGTAGCATTTCAAAGTCACGAATCAATATTCTCTTTTTGGATGAAGTGATAAATGTACTCGATGAAACAGGTAGAGAAAAGCTTGTCGAA